GACCTTCTCCGGGCCCATCAAGGCCGGAACGATCAAAGCAACCACCGGCACCACCGTCGGCGAGGACAAGGCCAACGTCGGTTTCGTGCTCATGGCCCAAAGCGGCAACGTCGTCTTTGGCGCTGATGGCAGCACGACCGTGGTCGCTACCCTGCCGGCGAACAGCCAGATCTTCCAGATCACGGTGGACGTCACGACCGCCTTCGACGCTGGCACGACCAACACCCTCGACATTGGTGATGGGTCCACGGCTGACCTGTACGCTGACGCCCTGGCTGCTGGCGCCCAGGCTCGCGTGCTGGCGACCTCCGACGTGTCTCAGATCGGGAACCTGATCGACATCGGCACCTCGGACGTCGACGTGACCGTGACCTACAACCAGACTGGTACGGCTGCGACCGCTGGTGCTGCGACGGTGACGGTGCTCTACCTCCAGAACCGGAATCTCTCCTAAGGGGGTGAGCCATGGCTGATGCCGTCACTTCCCAAACCATCCAAGACGGTGAGCGTCGGGCTATCCTGAAGTTCACCAACATCTCGGATGGCACGGGTGAAAGCGCCGTGACCAAGATCGACGTCTCCGCCCTGACTGCGAATAGTCGGGGCGAGGCTTGCACCGAGGTCGCGATCGCACAGATCTGGTGGCAGTGCGTCGGCATGGGCGTCGAGATCCTTTTCGACGCCACCGCTGACGTCCCGGCCATCATTCTGAGCGAGAACTCTAACGGCCATCACGACTACAGCAGCTTCACCGCGATCCCTAACAACGCCGGCGCCGGCAAGACTGGTGATGTGAAGTTCACCACCTTGAACGCTGCCACCGGGGACGCTTATACGGTGATCATGGACGTGATCAAGAGCTACTAATGGCGACGACGAAGAACGTCAGTCGCACGCCTAGCGGGAGGCTCACCTACCGAGGTGAGTCTTTCGCTGGCTACAATAAGCCGAAGCGCACCTCGGGCGGCAGCAAAAAGTTCGCCGTCCTGGCCAAGAAGGGAGACGAGGTCAAGCTGGTGCGGTTCGGCGACCCGAACATGACGATCAAGAAGAGCAATCCTGAGAGGCGACGCAATTTCCGGGCGCGGCACAACTGCGATACCGCAAAGGACAAATTTTCAGCACGCTACTGGTCGTGCAAGAAGTGGTGAGTTTGCCGCCCCCCGCCCGTCTCCTCTCTCCCCGCGCCCGGTGTGGGCGGGTGGGCGGCATCTTTTAGGAGCGCGCTATGGCCGACGTACCGAAAAATGTACGCAACCCAGCCTTGTACAAGAAGGCTCGGGCCGAGGCCAAGCGCAAGTTTGATGTCTGGCCGAGCGCTTACGCCTCGGGCTGGATGGTCAAGCGCTACAAGGATATGGGGGGCACCTACAGCAACGGCAAGGCTAAGGGCGGCGAGATTAACGCCAACACCATGATGGTGAAGCCCCGGGGCTTTGGCCGTATGCTAGCCAGCAAGCAGAAGATGGCCCGGGTGCCCCGTGGCTAAGCCTAAGGGAGGGCTGACCAAGTGGTTTGGAGAAAAGTGGGTCGATATCTCGGCACCGAAAAAGAGTGGTGGCTACAAACCGTGTGGCCGAAGCTCTGCGAAAGATTCAGAGCGTGGATATCCAAAGTGCGTGCCTTCATCAAAGGCAGCTAGCATGAGCGAGAAGGAGGTCGCCTCGGCCGTCCGGCGGAAGCGATCGAAGAAGCAAGGCGTGGGCGGCAAGCCCACCAACGTGGCAACATTCGCAGCCGAAGGAGGCTCAGTCATGAAAATGAAAGGCTATAAAATGGGCGGATCCGCCTGCAAGCGTATGGCCAAAGGCGGCATGGTGAACCAGAAGCCCGCTGGTAAAATGCGTCCGCCCTCCAGCAAAAAGTGCGGGCTCTACGGGCACAAGTAGGGGTGAAACATGGCGACCAGCAACAGCAAGGACTTTGAGCTCGACGTAGCCGAGTACATCGAGGAGGCTTTTGAGCGGTGCGGTCTTGAGCTCCGCACCGGCTACGACCTGGAGTCTGCTCGACGGTCCCTGAACCTGCTGCTGGCCGAGTGGGCGAACCGTGGCCTGAACCAGTGGACGGTCAAGCAGAACGCGATCCCCATGGTCCAGGGCACGGCGTCCTACAACCTCGACTCGACCAACCCCACGTCGGTGATTGACGTCCTCGATTGCTTTGTGCGTGAGACGGTCAGCGGGACCACCACGGACCTGCCCCTGAATCGCATGAGCCGCGCCGAGTACGCCAACCTGGCGACCAAGAGCACGACCGGGAAGCCGAATCAGTTCGTGATGGACAAGCAGATCACGCCCACGATCACGATCTGGCCGGTGCCCGATAAGAGCTCGACCTATACGGTCTACGTCAACGTGCTCACGCGCATGGACGACGCCGACACGGCCGCGGACACGATGCAGATCCCTTTCCGCTTTTACCCTTGCCTGGCGGCAGGGCTTGCCTACTACATGGCCTTGAAGCGGGCCCCGGAGAAGGTGCAGCTGCTGAAGGCGCTCTACGAAGAAGAGTTCCAGCGCGCTATGTCCCAGGACGAGGAGCGGGCATCCTTCCGGGTTTCGCCCTACCTCCGCAGCTATGACATCGCCTGACCATGGCCTTCGCATCGAACAGGCGAGCCTACGGAATCTGCGACATCACCGGGTTCCGCTACCGGCTCAAGGACATGAAGAAGACCTGGGACGGGCTGCTCGTTGGGCCGGATCAATGGTCTCCAAAGCATCCCCAGCTTGAGCGCAAGCCCAGCCCGGCGGATCCCCAGGCGCTGAAGAACGCGCGCCCGGATCCCAACGCCGACGGCAACGATCTGACGGCCTACCCGCTGGTCTACACCAACGTCGGTGACGGCAAGCTGGGCACAATTTTGCAAACTTTTGCAGTCTCCTGTACTGTCGGCGCGGTGGAGGTAACCACATCATGAGCTACACCCTGGCCACCCTAAAAGCCGCCGTGCAGGACTGGATGCAGGTCGACGAGACCACGTTCAACGACAACCTGGACGAGATGATCCAGAATGCGGAGGCGCGGATCTTCAAGCTTGTGCAGCTCCCCGAGCAGCGCAAGAACGTGACCGCTAACGTGTCGACGAACAACCGCTTCCTGGCCACGCCCAGCGACTTTTATGCGCCCTTTAGCCTGGCGGTGATCGACGACAGCACCTATCACTATTTGCTGTTCAAGCACCCCAGCTTCATCAAGCAATATGCGCCGGGCACCGCTACGCGCGGGCGCCCAAAGTATTACTCGCAGTTTGATGAGGCGGCTTTTGAGCTGGCCCCGGTCCCGGATGCTGACTATTCGATCGAGCTGCACTACCTCTACAAGCCGGCTTCGCTCACCTCTGGTGGCGACGCCGGTACGACCCTGCTCTCGACCGAATACCCGGAGGCCTTGCTCTACGGCACCCTTGTGGAGGCTGCAATCTTCCTCAAGGAGCCGCCGGATGTGGTGGGAACCATGGAGAACCGTTTCAAGGAAGCCGTGGCCCGCATGAAGAACCTCAGCGAGGGCCGCGGTACCCGAGACGAGTACCGCTATGACCTACTGAGGATTGGAGTGTCTTAATGGAGAAAGATCCGGGCCTAAAGGGGAAGAAGGTCGCGATCGTCGCCCTGGGAGCATCCCAGATTGACTTCGTGATCGGGCTAGAAAACAGCAAGCAGTGGGACGAGGTGTGGTGCATCAACTCGGCGCTGGCGGTGTATCGCCAATGCGACCGGGTGTTCATGCTCGACCCGCCCTCTCGCTACCTCGACACCGAAGACGCCGGCAACCAGACCGAGATCATGCGGAAGATGCTTCCCGTGCATCCGGGGCCTATCTACACCTGCGAGCTCGACGAGCGGGTGCCTGGGGCCGTTGAGTACCCGCTGGCCGAGGTGGTTACTTATGCCAAATGCGCATATCTAAATAACACCGTGGCCTATGCCGTGGCCTATGCCTACTGGCAGGAGGTCGCGCACATTGACCTGTTCGGCGTGGACTTCAGCTACAGCCACAATCTTCACTTCGCTGAGGCCGGCAGGGCCTGCGTGGAGTTCTGGATCTCCAAGTGCCTGGAGAACAAGATCGCCATCGGGGCCTCGCCGCGGTCTAGCCTGCTCGATAGCAACGTAGGCGTGACCGAGCGGCTTTATGGCTACCATAGGTTAGAAGATCCTATGGTCGCAATGCCCCACCAGGATGAGTGGGTCCTATGCCCCAGGTCGAAGCTCAGCGAGGTCATCGAGGAGCGCGAAATCGAGCTCGTCAAGGTGGCCAAGGCCCCGGAGCCTTACCGAGGATGATGAAGGATCAGGTAGGGCCGCAGCTGGGGAATGTCATGGTCTCCACGACCCAGAACCGGGGGCATGCTCCCGAGTTCTGGGCAGAGCAGGCGACCAGGAAAATCTGCGGCATTTCGGAGCACGCGGATCCTCACGTCCGTAAGCAGGCGCTAGCTTTCCGGGACAAGGTCTATGAGGTAATCTTGGCGGAGATGCGGAGCGCTATCCGCAGCGACCGTGTTACCCTTAGCAACCAGATGAGGGCGCGCGGGGTAAACGATTTGGCGCAGATCATTCGGGAGCTTTGACATGGCCATCACCTCCGCAATTTGCACGTCCTTCAAGCAGGAGCTCCTGGTTGGGACGCACAACTTTACCAATACCACCGGCGACGCCTTCAAGCTCGCGCTCTACACGAGCTCGGCCACCCTGGGCGCCAGCACCACGGCGTACACGACCACTGGCGAGGCCAGCGGAACCAACTACAGCGCCGGCGGCTCGACCCTGACCAACGTCACGCCCTTCGCCACGGGCACGACGGCGGTGGTTGATTTCAACGACCTGACCTTCTCCACGGCGACGATTACCGCCCGGGGCTGCTTGATTTACAACAGCACCGACGCCAACAAGGCGGTGGCCGCGATCGACTTTGGCGGAGACAAGACCAGCACGGCGGGTGATTTCACGATTGTGTTCCCGACGCCGACCGCGACGGGCGCGATCATCCGGCTGGCCTAATGCGCTATGCCGCTGTCAAAGCTGGAGTTCCAACCGGGGATCGTTAAAGAGTCCACGGACTACGCCGCAGAGGGAGGCTGGGTTGACGGAAACCTGGTCCGCTTCCGCAAGGGTCGTGTGGAAAAGATCGGCGGCTGGCAGCGATACGGCAGCGGCAGTGTCGAGGGAACCCCGCGGGCCATTCACCCCTGGCTTTCGTTAGACGGTACCCGCTACAACGGAATCGGCACGACCTGGAAATACTATGTCGAGCAGGGCCAGACCTACTACGACGTAACCCCCATCCGGGCCACGACTGCAGCCGGTGACGTCACCTTCTCCGCGACCAGCGGATCCTCGACGCTTACGGTAAGCGATACGGCGCACGGGGCCGTGGCGAATGACTTCGTGACCTATTCCGGCGCGGTTAGCCTGGGCGGTGCGATCACCGCCGACGTGCTGAACCAGGAATATCAGATCACCCGTATCGTCGACGTCGATACCTACGAGATCACGGCGAAGGACACCTCCGGCGTCACGGTGGCGGCTAACGCATCAGACACCGGCAACGGTGGCGCGAGTGTCGTCGGCGCCTATCAGATCAACGTCGGCCTAGACACTTATGTGTCGAGCTCCGGCTGGGGCGTAGGGATCTGGGGCGCGGGGGGCTTTGGCTCTGCCTCGGCGATTTCTGCGATCAGCCAGCTGCGGCTTTGGACCCACGACAACTACGGCGAGAACTTGATCATCAACCCTCGGGGCGCCGGGATCTACCGCTGGCTTGAGAACTCCGGGACCACGGTGCGTGCTGAAGAGCTCTCGCAGATCTCTGGCGCGAACCTGGTGCCGACGGTTGGGCTTCAGGTGATCACCTCCGAGACCGACCGCCACCTCATCGTGCTTGGCTCCGATCCTATTTCTGGCGGCGTGCGAACTGGCGTCGTGGATCCCATGCTGGTGTCCTTCTCAGACCAGGAGAACGACCTCGACTTTGAGCCCACGGCGACCAACACCGCCGGATCCCTGCGCCTGTCGAGCGGGTCCTTCATCGTGGGTGGGCTCAAGAGCCGGCAGGAGGTCCTGATCTGGACCGACACCAGCCTCTACTCGATGACCTTTATTGGGCCGCCCCTGACCTTCGCCATGAACCTGGTGAACGAGGGCGCCGGGCTTGTCGGCCCGAAGGCCATGGCCAACGCCCCGACCGGGGTCTTCTTCGCGTCGAAGAATGGCTTCTACTTCTACAACGGCTCGGTCCAGCGCGTGCGCTGCACGGTCCAGGAATACGTCTTCAATGACCTCGACCTGACCCAGGCCTTCAAGTGCGTCATGGGCGTTAACAGTGCCTACAACGAGATCTGGTTCTTCTACCCGTCGATCGAGGATGGCACGGGAGAGATCAGCCGTTATGTCACCTACAACTACCTCGACGAGGCCTGGAGCATCGGGAAGCTGACCCGCTACGCATGGATCGACCAGGGGATCAACGATAAGCCCTTGGCCGCCCTGACCATGGACGGTAGCTATGCCCTGGTGCAGCACGAGGTTGGATATGACAACGATAGTGATCCCATGACCGGGGTTTACGTCGAGTCTGCCGACATCGATATCGGCGACGGCGACCAGTTTGCGTTTGTGAAGAAGATCATCCCGGACATGGCCTTCACGGTGGACCCCGCGGTGTCGAACACCCCGGCGATGAACATCGTGCTCAAGCGCCGTAACTATCCCGGCGACGCCTTGGTGACGGACTCGACGTCTCAGATCACCCAGACCACGCGGTTTAACAACGTGCGCACCCGTGGGCGTCAGATGGTCCTCCGCTTTGAGTCCGATGACGACGCCGCGGCCTTAGACCAAAAGGGGTATAAGTGGCGCCTCGGTGCTACCCGACTTGATATCCAGCCGAGCGGCCGGCGGTGAGCAAGCTGCTCCCGACACGGCTCCCGCTGGCCCGGGACAAGGCCGTGTCTGCAGACACGTTCAACCGCCTCGTGCGGGTTTTGGAGATCAACCTGGGGGCATTCGACCCGTCGTTCTCCGCGCACTACAATTTGGACGAGAGGGACTCTCAGCAGTTCGCCACGGGGTCGATCATTTTCAATACCACGAACATGATCCACCAGGCCTATGACGGCAACCAGTGGCGGAACCTGTACGAGCATCAGACTTACCCGACCGGGGTGTCGATCACGACCAGCCTCGGCTCAGTGACGGTGACGACGCCATGATCAGTA